TTTCCTTAATAACAACAGTCATATGAGAAAAAATTCTAATATCCAAAAGATCTTCAATAACATCTCTACGATTTGAAGAAGACAATTGCATAAAGGGAATAAAGTTACTACTACCCAAAATAACAATTTGAGTGAAAGACTTATAGTTCATCTTGAGCACATTTTGCTCAAACCATTTCTGCTGATCAACTACAGATGCGTTCTGGTCTATTAAAGATGAGTTCTTATAAATCTCAAAAATGTTTGGTTTAATACCACGCCTAATCAGAAATTCATTTGTTCCAATTTTAAATTCAATCTCAACTATGCAATCCTTTTCGTTAGTTGAGTTGATGAGTTGTGGTTTATTAATACCCCGAAAAGATTTTCCAAAAAGAGAAAAAGTCAGAGCATCAAGGACTGTGCTTTTTCCCGCACCATTAGTTCCTATAATTAGAGTAGTGTTGCTTTTTTCAAAATCAAGTTCAGTAAATTGAGTTCCAGTCGAAAGAAAGTTTTTCCAACGGATCTTCTTAAATAAAATCATCTTCTTCTATATTATCGGGAGGAATTACAATATCATTTTGAGTAAAAATAGCATACTCATATCCGTGCCCTTCACAGGCTTGAATTAACATTTCGACATCGATTTCCATAACTCTCATTTTTGGAAAATCTTTGTCTTCTAACATCATCGCAAATCTTTCAGCATCATCCTCTTGTTCAAACATATAAAGGATCTGGTGCCCTTCTTCACTTTTTGCAGAGTATGCTCCCTGATCTTCGCTTCCTTCTATTGTAATTATGAACATTTTAAGTCATTTCGCACGCTTCCTGATAAACTTCACGAATCAAATTTTTGAGAGTTGACTTATCCAACTCAATTTCCGATTCTTGAATATATCTATCTAGTATGGAAAAAGTATCTTCAGACTCAAAATGTCCAATATCTTCAACTTCTTGAATTTGAAAGTTTTCAACAATCTTTAAATCATTAACATTTGAAGCATAGAGTTTGTCAATAAATTTTTCAAATTCAATTTGATTCGATTTTTTTCGAACAATAACTTTAACAATCTTGTTCTCATATTCATCAAAATCAAATTCGTTGATTGGAGTATTTTCATAGTAAACATTATGAAAAACTCGATATGGATTGTTAATATGAGTATGTTCTAAAGTTTCAGTGTCAAAGATTGTAAATCCACGAGTATCATTTACATCTGTCCAATAAATCTCATATGGATTTCCTAGGTAGAATATTTTCCCATTGTCCGATCTAGTGTGATAGTGACCAGAGTAGACCCTATCGAACTTCTCAAATAGTTTGCTGTCCAAACCGTGCTCCATGACGATTTGTCGATTAACTCTAAATCCTTGGAGTTCAAGGTGCCCCATCGCACACTTGCAAGATGTCTTTTGAATAAGTTTGAGAGTTTCTTTTTCATTTTCTTGATTAATCCAAGGTAGAAGTAAAATATTAAGACCTTCAACGCTAATTTCAGTTGCTTTGCTATAAGTCTTTACATTTGGATAATTCTTCAAAAGAAGTTCTGGAGAATTAATATTGTTTGTATTCTTATAGTAAGTATCATGATTTCCAATAATCATATGGACATCATAATTTTTAAGGGGTTCAAAGACAACACGCTTTGCCCATTCTAAACTTTGATAATCAATTGATTTACGACTATCAAAAGCATCTCCCATATGAATAACGGTATTAATCCCGTACTGTTCCAGCGTCGGGAAAAACACGTTTTTATAGAATTGCTCAAAATAATCGTGAAAAAATTTAGAACCTTTGCGAGCACCGTAATGAGTGTCCGTAATAATTGCAACTTTCATTCAATAGCGGAGTTTAATCTGAACATTCTCCTTGATACTATTATAGTCGGAATAGTTCCCGCCGTCAATCTGGTTGTCATCAACGAACACTTCATCGTATCCAGTCTTTTCCAAAATCTTATTTTTAATCTCTAATTGACGCTTTTCTCTTTGGATCCTTCTCAAAAATGCGTAGTGAATAATTTGAGTAAAGTATGCAAAGGGATTAGTTGATTTTGCTGGATCGAAGTTGTGAATATACTGAACACAATTTTCGATTCCATCAGAAATCATATCATCAATAAAAATATAATTAATGAAGTTTGTTTTATACGACAAGTGAGTGGCAATCTTCAAAAAACATTCTCCAAGATAATTTGGGATAGGAGGTTTTCCTTCCCAATGCTTACCTCTTTCTTGCTTTGGTAGAGTCTTTAAATCTACATCGAACTTTTCTTTATACGAAGCTTCTACGCTCTTTCTATAAAGAACCATTGCTTCCAAGAGTTCCTTATTGTTGACGTAGTGCTCCGATCTTTTTCTTTTTGTCATTATCGGAGTTGGTTCGGATTGGATTATCTTCACATTTGTGGTAGAAATCATAAAATACTCAAATATATATAAAATTAATTATATCACCGAACAATAATATTCACAAGACTTGACACAGGTAGTTATTTTGATGTATACTGTGCCTTGTCACCAATGATGAATATCAATTAGCTATTATTATAGAGTTTCTCTAAGAGCTCTTTTGCTTCACTTACACTAGAAATATAACCTTGTTTTCTAGATAGATTTGGTTTACCAGATTTGAAGTTGTGGAGTTTTCTAGAAAATTCTTGATGCATCATAATAATATCAATATCACTAGATTCTGACATTGTTAGAACTTGATCCATATCAATAATAAACATATCTTCCCTAGTTGTTTTTAACCAAGGTTCTACCTTATAACCGGAAGATCCCTTTCTAGTAGTTATTTCAGATATTTGAATGGGATTAATAAGAATCAAATAATATCTATCTTCTTCTTCAGATGCCATTACTCTGGCAAATATTTCTTCACTTGTTTTTAACTTGATTGTTGCATAGAAGTCTTCTTCCATCATTTTTTTTATATGCTGATTGTGACTATTTCGTAATTAAACTGTTCTTCATTATAGAGTTTTATTCTTTCAATGAAATGGTTTAATGTGTAGTTTTTCTTTGAGTTATGAGTACAATCATCAGAAATATCATAAAGAACTGCTTTCTCTTTATTTGACCCTTTTCTCAATACTCTTCCTATTGATTGTAAATTTCTAATTTTTGATTTGCTAGGTGATGCAAAAACTACGTTATGTAAATTTTTGATATTAATTCCTGTAGAAAAAACTCCATAAGAAGCGACTATAATGGCATTATTTTCTCTCTCAGTAATTTCTCTAACTAATTCTCTTTCCTCAGTATTAACTCCACCGTGAACAAAAAATACTTTTTGATTTTCGTTCTTATTGCTATTTATTAAATTGAAAAGTGGTTCTCCGTGTGCTTCAATTCGAGAAAATAAAATCAAAGTATTTCCCTTTAGATCTAAAGCAAGGTTCTTGATGAAATTATTTCTTTTTTCATGACCTATAATATATTGAATCTCATCTTCAAATACATTAAATCTTTGAGGGGGATGTTTTAATACAATACAATTAATATCTAACTTTGAAACATGACCTTGTTTCATCAACTCAACAGTTCTAGTGATTTTATAAGAAGGACCGAATACTCCTTCCAATACCCACTTATGAGTTTGAGTTCCATCTAATGTTCCAGTAAATCCAAATCTATATTTTGCGTGATGTAGATTTGACATTATCTTAATCAAAGACTTACTTTTAAAAAGGTGCGCCTCGTCTCCAATTACAACATTAAAATCTTCAAACCAACTTTTTTCAAGTTTGTAAATAGATTGCCAAGTTGTAATAACTACGGGACTCTTTGTAGTCCTTTCCTTGCCAGAATAAATTTTGTGACAATATGACTCAGCATCCCAACCGTAATCCTGGAAATCCTTGTACATCTGCTCTACCAGAGATGTCGTCGGAACAACTAGAAGAATTTTTTGCCCTTTATCCACATAATATCTTACGAGGGAATAAATCATCAGTGATTTGCCACTGGCAGTGGGGCTTATCAATAGTTTTCGATTATACCGTAACGCACTATATACTCCCTCAATTTGATAAGAACGGGGTTTATGAGTGCAAATAGAATGCATATAATCTTTTACGCCTTCGTGTGAAATCTCCTCATTAACTTCAAACGGAAGACCGTAAAACTTATTCTCTCTAAATTCGTATGTATAATTGTAGAGTTTTAATTTGTCAATAACTTTATCCAACAGTCCAGCATATATCTCTCCAGTGTGGACTGAAAGAAGTCTTATTGTTCCATCCCAGTGACGATTTCTCATCTGAGGCATAAACTTTGCCCCTGGGACTTCGAATGTAAAATGTACTTGCAGTTCATACAAAATATGAGGTTCACACTCTAACTTGATGTAAACCTCATTCTTTTTATGAATTATTACGTCACTCATAGAATTATAAAGATTCTATGAGTATTTATTATACTATCCTAAACCCGATTGGAATCTCATATATTCTATAGAGTTTTTAATCTGGTAAGTTCTATTGTGAATCATTTTAAGAATATCTTCAATGTAATTTAGCATTACATCATAGTATTCAACCTTTAAAGATATTTGTGAAAGTTTGTCATCAGCACTCAAATATCTTTCCATATCAGATTTGTCTCTGATTTTTTTGGGAAAAGGATCTTCAATATAAACATCAGGATCTGCTTTCCCGGAATAATATTGATGCCTTTCGTGTCTGATATTTCTTTTTTGTTGATCTGCTTTTTTTCTTAGCAAAACTATATTATTGTAAATGTCAAAATACTTAGCGTGCAAAGCTGGAGTATTTAAAGATTCTGTATGAAGATTGTCTATATCCATCTTTGAATCTTTTTCCCACATTTCTTGAATAAATTCAAGACTGAAATTCATAAATCTTTTCCTCTCTTATCAACTATATTATACACCATATATTTAAAACTGACTTCTGCTGTCAAGTAATTAATATCATCATCAGTTGCATCAAACTCAAGAGTTGATAGTGAGTATGGAAACATTGATTTAAATATCACTTGAAAGTTTAAGTTTTGATTACTGTTTAAAACGATCAAAGTTCCATCGGAATATATATTCATTTCCGATCTATTTTGTCTTCTAATATTTACATTTTCTTTTTGTAAATCGTGAATCTGTTTAAGAGACTCTGGAAATCCCAATCCTCTCATCCAGTTTTGAATCTCCATATAATTTGATAGGTCTTCGTCTACCAAAAATCTTAGAGAGAAATCGCCAAAATCCATTTTATCTCCGGGAACTGGAATATCCTTAAGATAAGTTGGTTGATTGGCAACTCCCAAAGCAATATCTGGAATGTTTGCGGAGTTTGCAAAAAATGCAACCTTAGGTGCTCTATTTAAGGTAAATCTAAATCCAACAGGAGCAAGAAAATTCCTATTTTCAATTTGTCCACTAAAAGGAGTTCTTGTCATTTTTTTCTAACTATTTAGACAAAAAAAGAGGGTCCGAAGACCCTCTGGAAGAAAAGTATGAACCTAATGGATCACATGAGGTTCTTAACTTGTACTCTTCTGTAGTATACGTTTGAGTTGGTGGAAAGTGCACCAAGTCCACGAGCTGTACCCTCAGCGAATGGATTTGCGACCATGCCGTAGCGGGTCTTAAAGCCAATCTTAGGCTGGAAGGTGTTCTCTCCAACGGCACGAACCATCTGGAGGGGAACATATGGGCAATAGAACAGACCAGCATCATAAGGTGAAGAACCCTTATAACCTACTGTGTAGTACTGGGTGTTGCTTGTGTTTGCTGAATATGGGTCAATGTAAACACGGAACTTGCCCATCAGAGTACCAGCAAAGGTGTTGCCAGTATCATCAACGTTCAGGTTGGCGTTAAGTGCAGGGGTGTAATCGAGAACACCAGCCATGCTCAGAGCGGAAGCAACGTCTGCGGAGCAGATGATTACGTTGCCCTTTCCTCTACGAGTTTGCTGGGCGATTGCGTTTGCATCGCGCTCGATTTGGAACAGAAGACCCTTGAACTTCTCAACTGACCAACGACCGTTTGAGTCGATGTCAAGGTCGAAAGTTCCAGGAGTTGCAACGTTGTTTCTAGCACCCTGCTTAGCAACCTTGTAGATAGTTCTGATGACTTCACGGTTGATCTCTGCCAGAATCTCGGTTGAGAGAATGTTGGCGAGTTCAGCTTCTGCATTCAGACCGTGAATTGCCTTCAGATCTTGTGCAAGCTCGAGTGAATACTCGGCTTTCAGTGCTCTTGACTTTGCTTCAACAAGAATCTTCTCGATTGAGAAGGACATCTCATTGAATGCGCTGCCGCCAGCACCAAGACCTTCTGCTTCTTCGGTGCCCATTCCCTGACCAACAGTGTAGCCAAGTGATGAAGCAGTACCAACTGGGTTAAGAAGACCAGGGTTGTCTCCAGTGGCAGGACCACTGGTTCCCATTCCAACTGCACTGCCGGTAAATCCGCTATTGAGGTTACGTCCAGCATTCTGAGCAGAGAATGATGAATCTGCTTCGTTGTAGAATGCTTCAGTTGCGGTTGAAGGATCGCGATCGGTTCCATAGGTGGAACGCATTGCGAAGATCAGTCCAGTAGGACCATTCATTGGTTGAACGCCTGCAACATCATAAGCGATGAGGTTAGGCATTGAACGTCTGATCAGTGAGATCAGAACGGGGTCGAAACCAGCAACTGGACCGCCAGCGTTGGCATCAGCACCATAGCCTGCATTACCTAATCCAGCGCCGATTGCAGCATTGGTTCCGGTGCTGTTTGTTGGTGTTTCGTACAGCATTCCCTGATTCTGGAATGCAGATTGCTCTCTAAGGAACTTTTCTTGGTTTTCGAGCAGGACAGCGGTTACAGCC